AATAAGCATGGCAACGCGCAAAGAAATTGTTCGCGGTAACCCGGTGACCGACATTCTGGACGACTGGATTCGCAACAACGGTGAGTTCAGCCAAATTGAAATGGCAGAGCGCATCGGCGTTACAAAATCCGCCAATTGCTTCATCAGTCAGGTTCGATCCGGGCGCAGTAAGATGCCCATCACCAAAGTCGTTCCATTGGCCAAGTTGCTCGGTGAAGACCCAGCGCCGATGGTTGCCGCTGCTCTCGATCTGTATTATCCAGAGCTTCGCGACGCCCTAATTGAGTGCAATATTCTCAAGCAAACGGAATCGGGTTCGCTTAAAGACTTGCGTCAGGTAGCTAATGAGAAGAAACAAGCCGTTTAATTTTGCGCTACAAACCCTGTTTTGCCTAGAATGGTGAAAATAGACCTTCACAGGCAAAACAGGAAGCACCATGAAGACCACCCCGCTTACCATCACCAACCCCGCCGCACTGTTTGATCAATTCTCGGAACGCAGTCAATCGGAACTGCTGAAAATTCGCAAGATCATTAAAGACGATAACGACTACCTATCCAAAAGCCCGCGAACCTGGGGCATCAAAGAAGCCGCACTGCTGATCGGTCGCTCTATGCCCTGGCTGCGAGAGAACGACAAAGACGTGCCGCGCAATCGTCAGAATCACGGTCGCTGGACACTGCCTCGCATCAACGAACTGCGTGATCAGGTGAAGACCCGCGTTCGTCGCCCAGAGTCTGCCCAAGTCACCATCATGGCGTGCGTCAACTTCAAAGGGGGCGTTGGCAAGACCACCACCGCAGCGCACCTGGCTCAGAAAGCCGCGATTGATGGGCTGCGTGTGTTGGCTGTTGATCTGGACCCACAAGCGACGCTCACCTTCCTGCTTGGCGGCCTGATTCCCGAAGTGGATGTGAACGAAGACGATCTGATCAACCCGTATCTGCTGGACTCCACCGATAATTTTGCCAGTGCGATACGTGAAACCTACTTCGCCGGCGTTGACATCATCCCCACCAGCCTGCCGCTACAAGACCTGGACCTGGCATTGCCCAATCCGGAGCTGAACAACCGTGACACTATGGGCAGCGCCGTACTGCGTCTGCGCAACGCTCTGGCCCTGGTCCAGAACAATTACGACCTGATCATTCTCGATTGCCCGCCCAACATGGGCTCGATCACAGCCAACGCACTGGCGGCGGCGAACGCCCTGTTGATTCCTCTGCCCCCTGCGGCCGCGGATCGTGCCTCGTTCATGATGTTCTGCCAAAGTCTGTCGCTGTTTTACGGTCACCTGGGCCGCGATCTGGACTACATGCGCATTTTGATTTCCAAGCACGACGGTTCGGCCGCGCATAAGTTCAACGAGGGGCGCATTCGTGCACTCTACGGCGAATATGTGCTGACTCATGTGCTGACCGATTCCACCGAAATTGAGAAGGCGGCGTCCTACATGCGCACCGTGTACGAGCTGGAGAAGCCACTCAACAGCCGAGAGACGTACCAGCGCTCTCTCGACAGCCTGGACAACTGCTGCGGCGAAGTTCTTGGCGACATTCAACGACTCTGGGGTTTGAATCATGAAGGATAAGAAACTCTCAGGCGCCTGGGGGTTACTCAGTGACGATCTGGACAGCCAGGACACCCCGCTCAGTGCGCTGCCGGCCAAGCCAGAACGCAAGAAAAAGGAAGTCGCTTCTAACAAGCCAGTAAGTAAGAGTGGCGCGCCCTCCCCTACTGTAAAGAAGAGCGACAGTGACGAGCTGATACGCATTGACCCGACCCGGGTGCGTAGCTGGGCCTACAAAGACCGACAAGCCGAAGACCTCAAAGACCTTAGCTATGAAGAGTTGATGAAAGCGATTGCCCGTAATGGTCAGCACACGCCTATTACGGTTCGGCGCATTAAGGATAAAGATTATGACTATGAAGAGATCGCCGGCTTTCGCAGACTGAATGTGTGTATTGCCTTGGGCATTCCGGTATTAGCCATTGTCCGTACCATGAACGATCAAGAAGGCTTTGCCACTCAGATCAGCGAGAATGACGATCGACAGTCCCCGTCTTTTTGGAGAAGAGCCCAAGTATTAATGAAGGCAATGGACGAAGGACTATTCCCCACTGTTGAGGCCATGTCCATTAAGATCAATATTGCCCGTTCCACTATTGCCAATTACATTCGCGTTGCTCGGTATATGCCAGAGCCATTCAAGGAAAAAGTGCCTCTTCAGAATTGCCCTCGCGATGTTTTATTTTTCTTTGTTGGCTTACAGGATAAACCAATTGAGCATTTAGCAGCCTGGCTCGAAGAGGATTGTCTTTGGCGATTTTCTCTATCCGTTAAAAAAGATGAGGTGGATAAATCCTATAAGCAATACTTAAAGAAAAGCGCACCCAGTGAAGAAAGTTATGAGCCTAAAAAAGACAGTGCGAAAACCTATACTGGGAAGGCCGGTCGGCTATTCTCTATGACTCGAAAAGGCGATCAGGTTCTGGTGAACATTCTGAAAGATGGTAAGCGCATCATGACAGACGATGAGCTTGCCGACGCTCTCGTGAAGATCATGGATGAGAAGGTAGCCAAGTAGCTCTCCAATGTTTCCGTGGAAACACTCGCTGAGAAGCGCCCAATGTTTCCGTGGAAACACCTCGATTTACCCCTCGATTTTCTAATGTTTCCGTGGAAACACCTTGCCACCTTCGACTGTTTCCGTGGAAACAATCGCTGAATCGTCTGCTTGATCTGCGCAAACAAAAAAAGCGCACCGCTGGGCTGTCTATCAGCTTGCTGGCGCGCTTATCTCGTTAAAGGTGGTACAACGGTAGTGCTATTAAAATTCGTTGATTAGAAGTGATCACAGAGCGTTCTACAAAGAGGCGGGTTTGTTCTTATTCAGCAGTGATTCGATTTCGGTATGAGCGAAATGCTCGAACCGGAGTAGGTTGCTTGCGATACTCGCGAACTCAGACCAGGTTACATCCAGCGCATCGTGAATGCTGTCCTGCAAATGAATGAGCGCCTGCGGATTGCCCAATACATTCTCCGACCAGAAGACAAATCGACAACCCAATCTTTGCGGTATGCGATTCATCACATCACGACTGAACGGCGTCCAGGGCATAAGCTTTGCGGCTTGCCAATCCAGATTCATCAGGTCGCCGATGGGCTTACCCTCAGAAAGAGCCACTAAAATACAGGCGCGCTCGTTGAAGGGCAGTGCTTGCATGAACACCAGCAGATTAGGCGCCACCAGGTCATTGATCGGTGGGCGCCAATCGATGATCGCGCAGCTGGGTAGGTCGCCAAGCATCAGCATGTAGAGGCATTCACCCTTGAGTTCGCGCATCAGCTCAAGAGCTACAGCGGTACCCAGATTATTTTTGGCTTGGGTGTAGTAGCCAAGTAAATGATAATCATTCAGTTGCTCTACGTCCTTATTCCAAAGAGATAGGTTAGAGAACTGACTGAGTTTTCCGGTTTCGTCACCGGCTGCGATGGTGCTGATTTTCATGTGGGCCTCCCCTGTCGCTGAACGATAGCAGGGCAGGGGAGAGCCGTCCACGACTACCCGGCGGTGACCACCGACAGCAGCTGCCAGACAATGTGAGCCAAGCCAGCAATGCCTGCCACCGCTAATGCAGCGGATACGATGGTCCAGAATGGCCCCAGAATGTTCACTGCTAAAATCAAACCCATCAAATTGCGTAACATCGACTGCACTCCTGCACGGAAAAAGCCGATCGCTAAAAGCAACCGGCACATTGGAACTCTTAAAAGGTGAGGGCGTTACACACCGTGTCCGTCTTCCACTGGCTTATCGTCGCGAAAGCGGTAGAAGCGCGGGTGTCTTAGAGATAAATCTGCGGTCACTTCGTGGTAGCGAACTTCGATCATTCGACCTATTAATTCGCCCGGGTCCAGGTTGCGAATGTCGTCGGTCAGGCCCGAGCCCACACTCACCAGCACACCGTTAAAGTCGATCACCACAGCGCCGATCTTGCCTTCGTACTTACCCTCGCCCAGTTCGGTGGAGACGATCGGAGTATCCAGACTTTCTTCGCCTTTGATTTTGAGCCAGTTGTAGCTGCGCTTCTTTTCGTATTTGCCATCCAGGGGCTTAACAATCAGACCCTCGCCACCGGCTTTCATGATCTCGGCTGCCCAGTCCTGAATATCTTTAACGGATTTCATGACGCGCACCGGCGTTACCTTGACGCAGGGCAGCGTGGCCAGGCCCGTAGCTTCGGCCAGGCCCGCCAAGTCCATTCGGCGTTCGCGGTAGGTTCGATCGTCACTGTCATTTTGGAAATTCGCCAGCGGCATGGCGTCGAATATGTAAAAGATGGCGTCGTCAGCGGCAAAGTCTTTTTTGTGAACGTCGCCGACGATCTTGTTGAACTGATTGTTCTTGTCCATCAGCTCACCGTCCAGCACAGTTGGCGCCACTCTAAGTTCTGCGAATTTAGTCTTAATAGCGTTGGCAATTGGCGTCATACCTTCAAACACCTTGCCGGTGCGAGAGTAGAATATGATGTCCTTGCCGTCCCAGATCGCCAGTGAGCGCACGCCGTCGTACTTGGGCTCAGCAGCGACCGGCCATTTCTTGATGCGCTTCTCTTCAAACTTGTGCGCCAACATGCACTCGAACACGAAGATGAAACCGGGCTTGGCTCGATTGCAGGTGCCGGCGGTGAACCCTGCGCGCAAGTCCTTTTTCAGAATGCGAGTCAGCAGCGTCTGCGAGGCTTCGGACAGCACATTCAGTTCGTCGGTAATCGCCATCTTGGCGGCGTTACCTGTCAGCTCACGTTTGGCTAGTTTATCCAGCAACCCAAAGGTGTCGGATGAAAATGCTTCGGCGCCAGATCGACTGAGTTCAGGCACCTGCTTGATGCCATAGGTGACGAACGGATCGTAAGTGGCTTTTAACACCAGCTCCATCATCGGGTCGTCGATGTACTGCGCCAGTAGAATTTCTTTGGCCTTGCCTTTGGCTTGAGCGATCTGCTCGATCACCTCATGCACTGCGCAGGAAGTCATGACCAGGGGTTTATCGTCAATGGATGTTGCGGCTACTAGATTCATTAGGTATGTCCTTATCGGTGTGTAATTGGCAATTGCCGTGTGTAATCGTGGTTTTTACGATGTCCAATACTTAGCAGTATTGGACAAAAAAGATTTTTATAGCCCTGTGCTACTCCACTCGCGCCTCCATTTTCAGACTCACAAGCTGACGCTTGAGCTGGCTCATGGCTTTGAGTTCTGCAGCCGTCATGTAATCGAACACTGAGGCTTTGAGCTTCTTGCCTTCGGTTACTGCTTTTCTGCGTCGAGCTGCGGCTGGGCGCCCCAGAGCCAGCATCTGATCCTTAATGCTTTGCTCGGTCGGTGCATCGTTCACCAATGCGTTGACGATCTTGCTGGCGTCAAATTCAATCATTTCGCCAGGTGCCAACTTTGGTACCGGCTTTGCTTTCGGTTTGGGCGTTGTGATTTGAGTCGGCGTGCTGGTGACTTTCGGCGTGACGCCGGTAAACCCACGCTGATAGGACGAGCCGTGACGATTGACGCTGACGCTGTGGCGCTCACGACGCGCTGCGTCCGGGTTCACCGCTTTGGCCGGGTCTGGCTCGGCGTAGTAAATGGATTGACCGGCGTCGAGTTCTTCCTGGCGCATCTTCAACGCCGGACAGGTCTTGCTGCGAATCGCTTTGACGCACGGCTCTTCATTGAGCTTCTGCCCGCGTTCAAACGCTTCGATGGTGAACAGGCAGATGCCGTAGTGGCGCTTGGCACCCACCTTCTTGCATTCGTGGTAGTAGCGATTCCTGCCCGCGCGACTGGCTTGTGGCGGTCTGACTTCAACGGGTACAGCGAGTGCTTCGGTCATGATTACTTCCTGCTAAGTATGCTTATGGTTTAAAACGCGCCCCAGTGTTCCAGGTTTTTTGACTCTTGCTCTTGCTTGCGCGCCTGCTCACGATGGGATCGCATTTGCTTCTGCGTCCGAAAAAGATCGTCTACGCTTTCGGTTTCCTGGATGTCAGAAAACCCGCCGCTCAGTGATTTTATTAAATCCGTCCTGAGTTTTTCCGCAAAGTTGGTGCTGATTGACTCCCACTCGCCGTGTCGATCGATTTCTGAAAGCAGCCAGTTAGCAGCCGCCATTGGATTGTTTCCTGATATTCCAACTTGAATGTCTTCCGGTGCCCTCACCCGATTGTACTTTTTCAACTTGGTCTTGAGCGCTGCAAACCAGTCCCCTTCTTTATGATTCAGCACGATCATGGTCTGGTTTGGGCTTTTTATAGGCCCATAGACGGTGATCATCGCTTTAAAAGCCGTACCAACTTCTTTGCTTTCTAGGCTGATCAGCGTGTAGCCCTTGTTACTGCTGCCTTCGGTGCATCGTAGCGATTCAATCCGAGCGTCAAGTTTCATGTTTGTGTCTCGTTTTCTTAATATGCACACAGTATAAAGCGCTGTGTGCGGGTACTCATGCGCGGGCGCTGCGCAACCACATGCGTAAGCCGTTGATCTTCATCGGTGTTGCCGGTGTTGCCATCTCAATAGCGGCGCGAATCTCCCATGCTTGCGCCTCGTTCGGGTCTTTGTCCTGCGGCAAGATGGCGATGTAGGTATCAAAGTTGTACCGGCGTAGCTGCTGCGCCTCCTTGCACGCATCGTCCAGTGCCGCGAACTCACCGTCCCACAGAAACACAAAGCGCTTGGCACCGGCGTCTCTGAGCGCGTACAGCTGGCTGAGCTGATCTTCGGCGCCCGACTCGGACATCGATATGCGTTTACCGAAGCTGCCCACCACGCCAATCTTCTGGGAGTGGTCTTCTCGAACGGCCGCCACCGTAGAAGCCACGTCGAACGCACCCTCGCAGATCACGATCGTCTGGCTACCCAGTGCGTTGTGCGCGTTGTACAGAAACTGGCCCGTACCCGCCAAGCCAGGTGGAAACAGGTATTTGTTGTCGGCGGTGCCGGTGATGTCCCGACCCTGGAACGTGCGCACCACGCCCTCAAGATCAAATACCGGAATGATTACGCGACTGTCGTAGCTTTGCTGACCCTTGTTACCGTCGGGTCGGGTGTAGTCAAAGTGCCCGTGTCTGCAAAAACGCCAGCCCAGTTCCTCCACCAGCTCGCTGCTTAAGCCTCGCGCTTGCAGATACGACAGATTCTTACCGTTAATCGGCAGTGCGTAGCTTTCTGGCAGCGTGACTCCATCGGCGCTTTTAACGTCAAGGCTAAGGGGCTTTGCTTTCTTTGGCTTCCAGCCCACGGTGCTGGCGTACTGCTTGAGCTGAGCAATGGCTTCTTTGGCGCTGTCGTCAAAGAACGCCTTGGAGAACGAGAACAGGTTGAAGCCCGGGTTATCCACGCACGAGCCGTGAAAGCAGTTGCCCAGGCCCGTCTCTGCGTTCAGATACACCTTGCGATCACGGCCACCACAGCGCGGGCATTCTTTGATGTTGAGCTGGACGCCGGAGCGTCCCCTGGTAACCAGATAATCCACGCCCAACCAATCCAGGTAATCCTCTGGATCGGTCATTTCCAGCAGCTCGGTTAACTCATCCGGATTTCTGTCGTTGTGGCGTGGGTTTGTCGCCTTCGTCGTCGTCATGATTTTGATCCTGATTGTCGTCGTCGTCGTCGTCGCTAAAAAGCTCGATAAATTCTTGCAGCCGATACTCGCGAGGCCACAGGGTTATCGCGCTCAGAAAGCGGCACGTTTCCGACAGCCTCTGTTTTAGAGAAAGCTCGGCAACCAATTGCCACTCTTCACACCAGGACGGGAATCGAATCATCATAATGAATGAACCGAGCGTCGCCCAGAGTCCCCAATAGCCAAATAACCAACCGAGTACCGTCATAAAGTTTCCTATGAGAAGCCAGTGATACCTTTGATGAATTGCATCTTGCTCAAGTCCTGTGTGATTTTAATGGTCAGTTCGCCCGCCTGGTTTCGAGACGCGGCTAGGAACAGTCGCGCTTCGCCTGCGGCGGTTTCGTCGTCGCTGCGGTTGATCGACATCATCAAGTCGGCAATCCGAACCTTGTTGAAGTCTTCCGCAACGTCTTCGGCTTTGGTGGTGTCTTTCTTGAATCCGTCACGGTTCGACTGCGTTGCCGTCAGTACGGCGCAATCTTCTTCGTGAGCAATGGCGCGCAAGCCCAGCCACACCTGCTTGCTGTTCTCCTGGGCGTTGTCCGTGTAGTTGTCAGGCGCCATGATGTCGGCGTAGTCGGGCACGATCAGATCGAACACGATGCCGTCGGCACGGTAACGCTCAAGAATGCGACGCAGACCTGCGGGCGTCAGTGTGCCGGCGGGTACGCTGACAATGCGCAGTTCTCCCCTGCCCGGTCGCTTAGCCTCGCGATCAACGGCGTCTTGCACGGCGTGCATCTTCGCTTCAAGCGCGTCCATGTCGGTGCCGGAGACGTTCGCATCGTTTCGATCGGCGATGATTTCACCGGCTACTTCCATGGTGATGTACAGCGTGTTGTAGCCGGCTTTCGATGCGTTCACCGCAAAGAAGCCCAGGCCCATCGAGTTGTGACTGATCAAGCCGTTAGCAAAAAAGCTGTGCGTCTCTGGTACGGTAAAGTCTACCGTCTCGGCGTAGCCCGTTGACACGGACTCGATAGCATCAAAAGCATAATTGAGAGTTACCGTTTCGCGCAGCCAATGACAGCTTTCACCGGTGATGCCGTACTCATTCAGTTTCTGCACCAACTGACGTGCCAGGCTGTAAGTTAATTGTCGAACCTCGCCTTTTCTGCCAGACCGAATACACCTGAGTGATCTAGCCAAGCTCTCGCCGAGAACCCCCTTGTAACCGTAGTCAGACGCTTTGATCTCTTTGATTACGCCGCCGATCTTGGCGCGAGCGTTGGGTATCCAGTCTCGCTCGGTGCCGGCGTTCAGCTCGACGCCGTACAAAATCTCATTCTTTCTATCCTCGTAAAGCCCGATAGACTGCAAAGCCTTGATGTTACTGGCGCCAGATATTTTTAAACGCCAGTAGTCGCGCATGATGCGCGTACCATTGGTGGCGCACGACCTCTTCTTGGTGCGATTCGCCACAACTCCATAATTGACCAGCATAACCTGTAGCTGCCTGATCAGCTTCTCCGATGCCATGCACAGATCAATCTCGACCTTACTGCTTGACCACTTCCGAGCGTGACACTCAAGACCAATCAGTGACGCCATGAAGATGCGAACACAGGGCTCAGGCGCTGTGCGAATAGCCAGCGGCATTGTCTTGTGCTTTGAGGTAACCCAGTCAACTCCAAGCGCCTCAAGGTAGCGTCTAATCAAAACGCTTTCAATCCGCAGATCAAAGCAGCCGTTGCGCTTCTCAGGCTCGTAAGTCATTAAGCCAAACAAGCTCTTAACTAGCGATCTGTAGCGATCGGCTATCTTTTCATCCTTCTGCGTGAAGACAATCTGCCCGGATCGCTCTGCAAAGTGACCTTCTGCGATCACCATGCCAATAAATTCAGCCAGGTCTGGCGTCATTGTTTCGGGGAGCGTAACGTCTTTTGCTAGACGACCTTGTGCCGCATCTACCGCATAGCCAAGATCGACGCTTGAGCCAAAAACTTTCTTACCGCGTTGCACAGCCATGAACTCGCCTGGCTGTACTTCACCTAAGTGTCGCCATACCAAATCGCCATTCTGATCTGCAACGAGCATAGGGTGATTATCGGTACCCTCTATCTCCAGGCCGCGTCGGGTGACCACCTTGAAAGTTTCACTTTTGCCGTTGTTGTAAATATCCGACGTGTATTCCATACCATTGCGCCCAAGCAACTTAAGCTTGAATGGCGAGAATGTATCTACTGGCAAATTGCGAGGCACATAATCGCCAATTTCCACCATACCGTGTTCAGTCAAAAGCAGAGTATCGCGAGTAACACACTTGCCCTTCTTGGCGCCACCCAGCAGACACGACAGCTCTTTACGACCCCAGCCATTGTGGTACAGCATCTTGTCCAGGCGCGGTATGCCGGTGGTGATGCCGGTGGGCTTGATCAGACCTGCCGCTTTGTCTTTGCGGTACTGCGTCCGAGCGTCGATGCCGTTCCAGTAATCAATCTCTTCGAAGTTGTCCAGAATGCCTGTGTCAAACGCCTTCTTCATCAGCTTCTGAGCGCCGTCCAGATCACCCTTGTCAATCATCGACTGAGAGCGAAAGTACGCCTGTATGACCGCCTGACGCCGTGAGAACTCACCCACCTTGTCTGCAATGAAGTCGCCGTCTTCCAGCGTGACCTTATTGATGTCCTTATACGCATTGATGATTTCACGCTTTAGCTCATCCCGAATGCGCTTGGTTGAAAACGCATCTTTGAACAGCTCGGTTACAATCGCCTTGCCACGCGGAATGCGCCGGTACTTCTCGAAGTAGCTGTTGGTGATGTCCACCAGAAAGCTCATGGGTTCCGAATCCATGTACTCCGGTCGCACCAGACCTTCGGTGCGACGCATGAACTTCGGGTCGCGCATCATCAGTGCCACAATGCGCTGCTGAAAATCGCCTTCAAAATCGTACTGCACCGCCGGCAGGTCTGGGTCGGTGACTGCTGCGCTTTCAATCGGACCACCCATGAGGTGGTCGCCAATGTCTTTTAAGATTGATGCTTCTGATGCGTCGGTCACGATCTTCCCCTACTGCTTGCCTTCGAAGTATTGGATCGCGTGCTTGTAAATGGTTCTGCGGTGACCGTCGGGCATTTTGATGGTGATCGACCAGCGATCGAACTGAGTGATTTCACCGCTGACAATGCCGCCGTCCAACATCTTGATGAACGTCTCGACGCCGTGCTTTTTGCAGGTCGCTAGAATTTTCTCATGACCCACCGCTTCTGGAAAATACCTGGCAGGTGCGTCTGTTTGATTTCGAATACCGACCACTTTGTTACCCGTTAGAACTTGTGTCATTTTGATGCCCTTGTGTGTTTGCTTACTTGTGACTAAGTATGTCACATAAAAAGTGCTTTTGCGCGCTCAAGCAGTGCGTTGCCGTCTGGCAGTGTACTGATCACCGTTGCCTCGTCGAGCAGCTGCTGTTCATACACCAGCGTTGACAGCATGAGCGCCTTATTCGGTACGCGAATCAGGTACTCCATCAGCATACGGCGGTGCTGACGCTGGTGAATGTTGTTGATGAAGTGATCGGTCTTGTAGAAGTCGGACCCGGAGTGCATCAGCTCGGTGCTGCACTTGCTGGCCCACAGACGCTCTACATGCTGCGCTATGGTCAAGTCAGTATCAAACATCGGCTTGCTGGAATACATCGCTTGGGGCCTGGGCAGCATCGCCCAATCGCGTCGCTCGGCGTAGTGCATGGCGCGAGTGCAAAAGAAGTCGTAGGGGCAGCCAATCTCATCGGCTTGTTGACGTGCGAGCCACAGAGCGGTGCGCGTTGAGGATGCGCCTTCGAGAAAGTCGTCTTTGGCAAACACCTTGAGCCATTTGGCGCCTTCGCTGTCTGAGCGTCTTGCGAACGCTGCTTTATAAGCTCGTTTGTACGCATCGACGAAATGGTAGGTGGCTTGCATCGGGTGCATCATCCGGTAATCCCACCACTTGCCTTCGTAAAGCTCGGGTTCACGCTGCCAGTATTTCGACGGAATATTCTCCACCGTCAAGGCATCGTATCGTTCCGGGTGCAGTGCTAAACCGACGCTGCTCATAATGTTTCCTGTGTGTGCTTAGTTCTGAGTAAGAGTATGGTACACACGGTGTTTGAGTCCACGCAAGAGAAATACTGCGTCTTCCGGTGGTTATCGATGACCCATGCGGTTTGGGCGTTTTTGCTTCCCTGTCTTTATCTTTAATCTTTATCTTTAAGTCTTTAAATCTTTATACAGGGGAACAAAAACGCCCAAACCGATGAAACACCCCGGAACCTAGTCTTCGTACTTGTCCAGAATCTTGCGCACCAGACCGTGCCGCACGATGTCAGCGCGGGTGAAGTTCACCATGCCGATTTCCGGAACCGTCTTGAGCCTGGTCACAGCGTCTTCAAGGCCCGACAGATGATACACGCCGCGCCCGTCTTTCAGGTCGCTCTGACGAATGTCGCCACTGACGATCAGCTTGCTGCCTTCGCCGATGCGCGTCAGGAACATTATCATCTGCTCCGGCGTGATGTTCTGCGCTTCGTCCAGAATCGCCCAGGTGTGCTTGAACGATGAGCCGCGCATAAACTGCAGCGGGCAGAACTCGATCTTCTTATTTTTTAACGCATAAGCTAATGCGCCCTCTGTCATGTGATCGCGGAACACGTCGAGAACCGGGCGTACCCAGGGCGCGTACTTGTCTTCGATTTCGCCCGGAAGGTGACCCATATCCTCACCGCAGGCTTGCATGGGCCGGGTGATCAGAATCTTGTTGATGCGTTTGGCCAGAAGTGCTTCCAAGGCGAGCGTGGCGGTGATGTAAGTCTTGCCGGTGCCGGCCGGGCCGGTCGCGAAGGTGATGTCTTTGGACAGAATATTGCTGATCAGCTGGCCCTGGGCTTCGTTTTTGGCCTCTAATGGCTTACTCTTTCTGGGCTTGACAACTTCGGAAATGTCTTCAAAGGCGGCTTCGTAGTTGGGCTCCTGAAATGGCTGCTGACGATTTCCACGACGATCACTGCGTGCCTGACGACCATTGCCTTTGCTCATGTGTTGCCTCATTACGTGGTTGAACTGCTTTGACACTGTGAACTCAAATTAACTTAGGGCTTGCGGTCAGATTACTTCAAAGAGTGCGAGGTAATTTATGAAGTCGCACTTGTCAATTAATGGTCGCGGCTGCTTCAAACAAATTATCCAGCTGCTCATCTGTCAGACCGGTTATCTCCAGCATCTTTTCTGCGAACGTACTCAACCTATCAAAGCTGGCCTCGGCCCAAGCCAGTTTAATAAGTGGATCTTCACTTGCCGCTATTGTTGACTCTATGTCTGCGAGCAGACCTGCGCCTAGCAGTGCAGCCTTTGCTTGGTAGCGAGTTACCTTCATTGATTCGCGCCGCTTTCTAAGCGCCCATTCTTCGTGAGTTTCGACTGCTGTATTTTCATCTTCAAATTCAAACATAATTACTCTCCTAGTAAATTAAGGTTGACGATAGCGGGGGCGGAAGCCAATACCGCCACTACTACCTAAACGGTCCAAATCAAGGGATAATCTTCCCAGTCCTGCACTTGAAGTGTTATAGCTACTGCCTCCGCGATACGGTATATTTTCACCTGTTGTAATTTTATATATTGCGCCTAATGGATCATTGACGCCTTTTGGCAATATTGCTGCGCGTTTTAAAACAGTACTGGCACCCGTTGTAGGTCTGTTTGCCCATGTACCATTATTAAAGGTCATATCATAACCACTGTCGGTATAACTTGCCTCATCAACAACATTGTTATCCAATGACAGAAAAACTCTCCCATTAACCAATTTAAAGCCTGACATCCACTCACTACAATTGCCTACCAGATCAGAAATACCTGACATAGTACCGTCATGTCGCCAACTCGCAGGCCCAGTTCCATTTAATATTCTAGTGTTGGTGTGCTGGTTACCGGGCGTTCTATTGTTTTCCATTGTGCCTGTTTCATGTCTACTGCTGTGGTGACGACCGTGATTTGTATTTCCACGAGGCTGAAAACCGTTGGCCATGCACCAGTGCAGTATTGCCGCCCAATCCCAGTGGGTTTGTATATCAAAGCCGGGGCCACATGCTTGACACGCTGCGCGAGCATCATCGTAGTTTATACTGCGGGTACCAGCGATGCCTGGCTGACTGACAGCTTCCCCATCAATTATAGTGGCTTGGTAAGCACCCACCCAGATTTCTGGGTCGTACGAAAAACCAAACAAAAACGACTCAAGGACACCAGTACCAAGCTGACCACCCGGCGCTACGTCTTCGCAGTTGTATTTTGGGATGCGCACAAAGTAGCTAGGCTGACCTTTCGCAGTGTAGAAGACAGACATCTTTCCACCGCTTGCCGCCTCTACTGACCTGCGCAGACCATCCAGTAAGGCTGGTGCGCCAGCATAAGAAGAAGAAAGATCCACTGCGCCAGACATACCATCAACGGACTCTACTCCACCTCCACTTCCGGCTGCTGCGTAACGGGCGTCATAATCAGCGCGGCTGTAATTGTCAACATTAGCCAAGCCGACATCATCTTTAGTTGTGCCGGTAGCTCTTAATGAGTATGTACCAGTTGTGTTGGCTTTTGAGTTTAAAGCCCCTTGAACAGCGGTAGAGACAGGCTTTGCCATGTCAGATGTGTTGTCTGCTGAGCCAAGTCCAACGTCTGCTTTGGTGGTAGCCTGCGCTCTCAGTGCTGAATAATTTCCTGAAGGGTTAAATGGGTTATCCACGTTGAATGCGGTGCCAAGCAGAGAGATTCCAGTGCCCGCCTGGTAAGTGGTGTCTGTGGCGCTGATCGTGTAGTTAGGGAAAGACCCTGACACTGTTACGTTGCTGCCACCGGTCAGTGTCATCTGTTGAAAGACAACGCCGTTTATAGTCAGTGTACCGCCTACGTTGACATCGCCAGTTATGGCATGATTACCGTATGTGATCGAATCGCTTAATCGTGCCATTAATCGGCCCCTGTTAGTTGTATTTCCAGTTTTCAACATTCTTAAGCTCAAACGCAGGTATTGACCAATCGCCACCTGCTATAAACTTACCACCACGAAATACGCACCTTTCTTTGTGCATGGCTATCTTGTCTTTGAATACTTCAGAAGTTCCGTATGCGGTGACAATTCTGCCTTCTTTCGGTGTGTTAATTATGCCAATTCCTCAGCTTGCGGAATTGGCGTCAGTCCGAGTGTTTCAATATGATCCTGCGCGTTCTCCGTCCTGTCACCTAAGATAATAGCGATGACATTTGGCGCGGCAGTGCCATTGTTTATCTGTAGCAGGCTCTGTGCGCGCGTAGCCGCTGCCAGGTCCATTCCGGGCGCATGGTCAGGGGCTTGTAGTGGCTGGCCTGCCATCTCTGCGAATATTGGCTTTGCGACTGTTGAGCATACTGCGTACAGATTGCCTTTTGAGTCTTGGTACGATGCGGTGGTGAACGTTTGGTCGTCTGCGGCTGACTCCCCCAAGCACAGGGCCAATTGGTTGGCGTCTGCTATGTGCGAGGTTGGGGTGGCTATCGTTGCGCGGGTTATGTAAGCGGTGGTCATAGTGTTACTCCTGAATGAGAATCTACATAAGATTGTACGTTTTCTAATTCGTCACCATTAACATCACGACCGACAACAATCATTGAATGTATTTTTACCGGCGCATAACTATATAAACCTAAAGACCCAATATAAAATTTATTATTAGCTACTATCATTCTGCTAGGTGCCCAGTCATCGCTCGCTGAACCTCTGTTAGCAGATAAATCAAAATTTAAAACACCCGCTCTTGTTCTTGCGGACAGGCCCGTTGTTTTAGTACACAAAGAGAGAATATCGGGTTCATTTTCAGCGCGAGTGTAATTGTTAATACTTGCGCCAATTCTTACCTGATTATTTGGAAAGTTTGAGCATATATTTAAAGTATCTTTAGAAAAATAACCGCTTCTCCCAGAAAACCAAAAATTAACCCCTGCATCGCCATAGCTTATGAAAAAAGGCTGACTTTGATTACTTGCGGCAGCATAAGACGTTCTGTAACCAACAAAATGATAGGCGTTATCAGACAAGCCAAAATCTGTCATAAAACCAGTTAGAAATTCATTCAAACCTTGAGAAGCAATCCAGTGCAAAAATCCATCCGTGCCATATACCATACGTTTTGCGCTAACACTTTGACTAGCGTGGTTGCCGTTGCCACTTTTATCCAGCATCAAGCCAATCGGGTCGCCATCTGCGGTAACCGGAATTGTCCCTGCCGAGTCTTGAAACAGCGTAGACAGGTCTGAGGGGTCATACCACGCGCCTTGTTCGCCGTTGGCAAATAAAAACAAAACAGACCACAAAGCTTTCTCTATAAACTCTCTTGCGTAAGCGGCATGAGATTTAATAAATGCTTTACTCAGTGGGTACCCAAACTCATCAACTTCATTAATTTCACCCACTGTTATACCAGTGGAATTAACAGTAAACTTACTGAGAAAAATTTCTTCAATTGATCTCGCGTGCATGTTCCCGAGCTTATCTATAGAGAGACTGCTTTGACTTGGGTTACCGCTTGAAGCCAAGTAAATATTACTGATCTCTTTCTCAGACAATGCGTGATTGTAAATACGTAAGTCGTCTATAATACCCAGGAAGGCTAGAGTAACTCCCGAGTTGTTAGATGTAGTGTAAGCACCTATCCTAAAGGGATTGTTTGAAACAAAGTTTATAACTCTTTCTCTACTGACATCAAAACTTTTTTCTAATACACCATCAACCCATATCTTCAACACATTGCCGCGCTTGATGCTTACCAATATATGATGCCATATATCGTCATTCACTAACTTTGTAGTAGGGTAGTTAGTATGAGCGGTCCGGCCCCATGCCACTAAAAAATTAACAAAACCCGAATCATCTATGAATAGTCCGTACCGATGGGATTGGCCTGCCGCCCTTGCTTTTGAAAAGATGTATTCCTTCAGTCCAGAGGACTTGACCCATACACTCCATGAGATGTCACCCAACCCTATGTTATGAACATCCCCCATATCAACTAAAGAACTTGTGCCATTAAAGTCAGCAGCCTGTCCTAACTTTCCAGTAACCCATGTAATATCTGTGGGTGTTCCGTTATTCCCAAAGTAATCCCTAGCATTTCCATTGAGAGGATAATGTGCAATTAAACTCATGAGTTCACCTCCTATTAGGGCGCGTCAGCAGGCTGCTCTTCGTCAATTGGTGGCTCGGAAGGCTCTGAATAGGACGCTTCCTCTGGGGGTGGTGCATGGGCGCGCTTTGAGGTGACCATATACAGTGAGTATAGGGCAACGTGCAGCTGCTCATACGTCATCACTTCACCACTGGCCTCGCCTGTGGTCGGATCCAGAAGATCAAAAGACTGTCCCAGCTCCCCAGGCAGGCGACTGTCCTCTAAGATGCCCATCGGTTGAGAGAGCACAGTGCCGTCTGCCAATGCCACCGCACGCTCTTCGGCAAATCGCACAGTAAGAGCGCCTGTAGTTGGGTTTTCAAAGATAACCCGCTTAGCGCGTGTCCATTCTTGACCGGCGACATTGCTTTGTAAGTATTTTATCGGCATTAGTCCTGTCCTCTTTATCCTAAATAATTAAAGTCCAATGATTGAGTGGCTGCGTTGTATCGCATCTCAAATTTAGCGTCTGACGCGCCGGCTCCACCAAAAAACACCGGGTTTTCGTTACGCACTCGAACTGCGCCCGCAACGTCTAACGCGTGCGTCGGATCGTCAGTATTTACGCCAGCGTTTCCACGAAGGGCCGTATCGCCGTCGACCTGCAGTTGGTTAACACCGTCGTCTGACCCTCCTATGTTTAAGCGCCCGGACATAGTGTCGTTGGTATCACTTCTAAGGAACTGAGAACCGTTCAAACCATCAAGTTTATCACTGTCAACAGCTTTTTCAGTGCTACCTAGCTTAGTATTTACCGTGGCAATCACCGGAGCTAATAATTTATTAATGGCTTGCTTTACACGTTGCGCTGTCCAGGCTCTGCGCGTGGTGTCTGTACCCGCCTCGGCTTCTGACTGGCTCACAGTTGAGCCTGTCCACTCACGACTGTCAGAGTTTCGGGGGTCATCTCTTAGA